ATGGTTGCCGGTGATGTTGGCGCGCTCATAGTCTTGCCTCCTAAAAGGGTTGTGGCACCGGGTAATCCCGGCTGCCCCGTTAGCCCAAGATGTATTCGATTTGCGCATCCTTACCCTGGTTATTGATCTCGGCGGCTTCCTCGGCCTTGAGGTCATGGACGACCTCGTCCAACTCTTCTTCGCTCATTTGTTCCAGTTGCTCCCGGGTATAATCCATGACGCCCTCCTTAGGACAGGTCGATCATGCGCCTGTAATTCCCGGAGATGGTGCTCACGTCCTCGGTCTTGGCAGCCACCGCAGCCACCTGTTCAGCCAGGTCGGCCAACTGCCCCTTGAGGGCGTCGTTGTCCTTCAGGGCCTTGATGTCCACTCCGTCCAGCCCGGCCTTCAGTTCCGCCAGGGCTTGCTCCAGGGGCTTATACCCGAAGATGTTCATCTCCCGGGCCCAGTCGTGGAGGTTGCGAACCTTCTCCAGAGACTCGTTCCTGATAACCTTGCCTTCTTTCAGAGACACGGACAGGCCGGTGACCACCTCCCGGATGCGCTTCTGGTAGTCCAGGAAAGCCATCTCGATAACCTCCTTGCACCTGGCCTCCAGTTCCGCGTTGGCCCGTTCGTAAGCTGCCATGATTTCCGGGACCGTAGTCTTGGTGGGGGGCTCGGCCGCCTTGATCTCGGTGATGATGTAGAACATGTCAAACTTTGACCGCAGGGCGGCCTTGCTGGGATAATGGGGCTCCATGAGCTTCCAGGAGCCGGGCCACCGACCCTCGCAATAGACCTTCCACTCTTCCCGGATAGTGTCGTACTTTTCGCAGAACTCGTCGGCCAAGGCCTTATATTCCGCAATGCGCCGGTCCAGCTTTTCCACCGTCCGGGCCAGCCGGTTCTTGGGAGAGCACCGGACCCACTCCAAGACGAAATCGAAGGTGTTGAGGTTCAGGTCCCGCCGGGCTTCGCCAATCTTGCGGTTGAAGGCCTGGCGCCACTCGGCCGGATAGAGTTTCTTATTGCCGAGGTGGAAGAATTCCGGGACCTGCTCCATCCCCAGGTCCTCTTTAGTGAGGTTCACGATTCCGGGCCAGCTCTTGGTGCAAAGCTGGATCGCCACCAGGCCGTCAAAACCATTGTCACTTTTCTTCGAGGTCATCATCCTGCCTCCAAAAGAGTTAAGGCCGACCCAGGGCCGACCTTTTGTTACCGGGACCATCAAGTCCCTCATCCCAAACCATTTTGCCGATGTGCACAAAATGGGCTGGGTGAAAGAGTGAAGGTTTTACTTATAGGAGAATTACCCACACCAAGGGTTGCTGTTAAGTTCCTCAAACCCCGGGGCTGGTGCCCCAGGGAAGAGAGAATTTCCTCGGTCTCTTCCGTCCACCACAAAGACGCCGCCTTGCCGTCTTCGGTGAATTCCAGAGTGTGCTCTTCCGGAACCCGCCCTTTATCTTGCTTCGACCTTGCCATCTCGCTTCACCTCCGCCTGGTAGAATTCCTGCTTCTTGGTGAAAGAGGTTTCCACCCCCAGGGCATCTTTCAGAAACTGCATCTCCTTGAAGCAAGCCTGGCCCTTGAAGCCTTTGCCCTCCAGGTTGACCTGTCCGTCCTCCCAAAATTCCAACACGATTTCTTGACTCATGGCACTACCTCCTGAGGACTAGCCGGATGCGACCGTCTTCTTGTTTCTGTTCGCTGACCCGGTAGCCCCGCTTCTTGGCTTCCGCTTTGGCCTTCTCCACTCCGTAAGCCTGCTTGAGCCGGCCCAGCCAGGCATCGTCATACTTGTTGTATTTCCGGTCATAATCCGACACCCAGACCCGGTACCTGCCGTCAGGTTGCCGCTCGAACCCCAGGTCATTGGCGGCCTGGCCCACGTGCTGCCGCCGGATGATTACGTTGGCTTTCTGGGCCCGCACATCGCCCTGGTAGCCGTAAAGAGGTTGGGCTTCCCGGTGGACCTCCACCTTGCCCTTGAATCCCAAACGACTGAGGGCCGCCACCAGGAAGCCCTCGTCAATGAGTTCGATCTGTACTTCGCTGTAATGGCTCATGATTTTGCCTCCTAATTTTCGGCCACCTTGTTGTTATATCCGGCCAGAACCTTGATCTCGTTCATGAACCCCACCTCCAGGAGTTGGCCGAGACAGGCACCCAGGTCGCCCTGGAACAGGGCATCGGCCCGCCTGATGATGATCTTCCACTGCCAGACGGGCAGGCTTATTTCCGCTCTCACGGTCGCGGGCTTACAGGTTTCCTCGTCGATCTTGACCATCATCATAGCGTCACCTTCCTCTTGCCCCTGGCTTCTGCCGGAGCAGGCTTGCCGGCAGGGATGGTCCGGGCCCTGGCCCATTCCCGCAGGGCATCCATCTGCTGTTTTTGGGATTTACTTATGGGGATCACGAACCGGGCCGCGGCTTCCAGGTCCCCGCCGTTGTAGGCCGCCTCGATGGCCACCTGGCGAATCTCCGCGCCGCTGTAACCCTCCAGGTCCGGGATTTTGACCCGGCCGTCGCTCTCGGCCATCAGGGTTCCCAGGGTTTTACCCAGGAACTGCTTGAGGTAAATATCCAGGATGTCCAGTTGCTCCCTGACTCCCGGGTTGTCCACGAAGAAGATGGCATCCCACCGGCCCATCCGGGTGTATTCCGGCGGGAGCTTTTCATAACTGTTGCAGGTGGCTATCACGAAAACCTGGCTTGTATGGTCATTCAGCCAAGTTAAAAAGGTGCCGCCCACCCGTTGGGTAGTGCCGCCGTCGGTGGCGGAGCCACCCACCCCGGCCAGACCCTTCTCGATCTCATCGATGAAGAGGATGCAGGGTGCCATGGCGTCCACCACCTTCAAGGCCTCCCGCATCTTGGCCTCGCTTTCACCCACCAGGGAGCCGAAGACCCGGCCCATATCGAGCGATAGCACCGGCCAGCCCACCTCGTTCCCCAGAGCCTTGGCAAAGTGGCTTTTACCGGTGCCCGGGACGCCCAGGAGCAAGATGCCCCGGAAGGGGAGCCCTGGGCGCCGGTTCTGGAACCGGTTCAGCGTCCAATCCTTCAAGTTCTCAAGGCCGCCCAGGGTGGAGAAAGTCTCGGTGAACTGGCTGAACTGCAAAGCCGCCGATTTCTCCACCATCTGGGCCTTCAAGGTACAGATGGTATGGGGGTCGAATTTCTTCTGCCGCACCAAGGCCATGGCCAGGGCGTTTTCCGCCTCCTCCCAGGTGAGCCCCTGGGCTGCGTCCAGGACCGCTTCTTCGTCCTCCGGCTCGATGCCGGTGCTCTCCACCAGTCCGCCCAGAATGGTTTTCAGTTCCTCCCGGCTGGGCAGGGGAAAATCCAGGACCACCACCTCCCGGTCCAACTCCAAGGGAAGCTTTGCCTCTGCGGAGACGATTACCAGAGTGATGCCCTTGGTTTTGTACACCGGCAGGTTGTTCTGGAGGGCTTGAATGACCGGCGGTTCATTCAGCCAGAAGTGATAGTTCCTCAAGAACCAGACGGCCTTATCTTTGCCTCTGGCCGCCACGTTGGGGAGATCGAAGGGGTCGGCCTCTTCCCATTCGGCCCCGTTGCCCAGTTCCCGGAAGCCCCGGACCACGTCCCATTGAAAGGGAGTGCGGCCATTAATCCCCTTGAGGGCGGCGACGATGAACCGCTCCGGCTCATGCGTCCTTACCAGCAGGGCCGGGTAACCGGCTTTCAGATAGTCGGTAATCATCGTTTGCCTCCTTTATTCCAGGGCCAGAAGTCTTTCCAGCTGCTGGTAGACTTCTTCTGACTCAATCCAGATGGTGAAGCCGTTGCCTTCTTCATCTGAGCCGGTGAGGTACCCGACTCCGGGCCGGCCGCCCCGGTCATCGCAGCCGCAGGGACAGGGGCGGCACACCTGCAACAGCCTGTCTTTCTCGCCTTTCCAGGCAATTTCTTTTTCTTTCATCGCCGTTCCTCCAAGATTTGTTGGCCCGACATTTCCTTTAGCCTGGCTACCTCCGCCTCTAAGTCCGCAATCCGGGGTAGAGCCAGGTCGATTATCATGGCCTGGGCCACTTTGGCTTCTCTTCTCAGGAAGAGGATTTGCGTAACGGCCCAGCCAAGATCTTTAGCGCTCTCAAAGATCTCGCCCTCGTCCATGTCCATTACGTTTTTCGTGGTCATGGTCTGGTCTCCTATTTGAACTGGTCCAACAGGGTCCAGCCCACCCGGTTTTCCTCGGGGCTACCCAGCCGGTCACAAATAATCTCGAAGATATCTCCCCTGGTGAAGTCCCGGGGAATGAAGAGACCCAGGTAGTTGGCAATCCGCTTTAAGCTGCTGACCGGCCTTTGCCGCAACTCGCTTTTGGTCATCGCTTTGTCCTCCAATCTGGCATATGAGCAAGGCGCTCAATTGGAGACAGGAACACCACTCGCTCCCGTCCCCCCGTTCAGAGCCTTGATCCGAGTTATTCAGGGCAACCCGCCCAGGGTTCGTTATCGGCCCACCCATAAACCATCCAGGGTCATCGTTTCATCGCTTCCCAACCCGGCTGCTAATCATCTCTCCCGCTTGTCGCTTTCGCCTTCCTTCCAGCGGTCCCGTCGCTCGCACCACCCGCTGGCCGGCTTGCGCCTCAGGTACTCACTACCCGGCGTTCCCGATTTTCGCCTCGTTTCCGGCTCAGTTTTCCGACTCAGGATTTAAGGTGCCTGAACACCAGGATTCTTCTCAGCAAATCCAAAAAACTGTGAGCCTTTAGATTCATCACCAAGCCGCTCAGTTGCTGGTCGCTTTCGGTGGCGCCGCCTACCCGCCTATCCAGATTCGATCTAGTTCGCCGGGACCCCTTCGCCGTCACCCGCAATTAGGTGATCGGGGGAACTTGCAATTTCGCTCGCCTCGTAAGGCTGCCAGGATTGCTATTTCCTCTCTTATTGGGCCAGGTCTGCTTCGACTTTGGGTTTTTTCGGTTACCATGTAACCTGTGGGAGCCGCATTCCCATTGGCCTCCCACCCGGCCCTGTTGTTATTTGATTAGTTAATAAGCATCACCACCTTTACTGTTATTTATTATTGAGCTATTCATTGTTTATTATCGTGTTTTAGTTTTATCCTATAATATTACGCACTTAAGTAAAGAAGTTTTATCTCACAATCGCAAGTTTTATCTCACAATCCAAAGTATTGTTTAGCATTATCATTAGCGTTACTATTAATTCAGCGCAAACTTCACCACCGCCAATTTTTATTGGCCTTATTACTATTATTTGGTTAGTGGGAAAGTTACGTTATTGCTGTGGGCTAAATAACGTGTACCGATAAATCAAATTCTTTATAGATCAATCCCTCCTGGCTGGGCATCTTGCAGAGCATCTCTGACTCCCAGGTTTCCCGGGAGACCTTGCGCCGGGCGGAAATGGCGTCCTCAATGGGGTAGAAGCCATCTGAGTTCCGGGCCCTTCCCTCGCAGTCCTCCCAGAGTTCACAGCCCTTGCAGTCTCGCCCCACACACTTCTCGATGACATCGAAGACGCACCATTTAAAGACCCGGTAGCCGCACTCCGCCGCCTCGGTGATGACCTTGTTCATCAGGCCGTAAGCCTTGTGCATGGTGGAATATATTTGCACGGAGGCCCTGATCCCCCGGGCCGACTTGGGGATCAGCAGCGCTGCTTCGTAAATCCTGCCCTCGAACTCGTCCACCTCGTCCAGCTTGAGCTTCTGGGGGTGGGGGCCCCTGACGGATTTGGTAGAGGCCGTAAGAATCTGGATGTTGGAGCCGTTCACCAAGTGCGTCCGGGTGCGCAAAGCCTCTCCCTCCACTAAATGCTGGAAAGGCGGGGTGATGAAGCTCTTGATGTGTTCATACATGCGCAGGCTCTGCTCGCCGGAACCTCCCAGGATTTTGGTTTCGCAACCCGTCTTGAAGACCGAGTCCAGCCAGGTCACCAGGGCGCCGTTCAGGGTCTTGCCGCCTGAGCGGTTGGCCCAGCAGACGCAATCCAGAATCTCTTCAAAGTATGAGGCCACTATGTATTCGGCTGGCGGGGTATGTTCGGGGCAGACCTTGCCCCGGGGTACCTTGATGCCCCAGAAGATTTCAATGAAATCTAAAAGTTCTTCCGGGTCCTTGAACCCTTCGGCCCGGTGATACTCCACCCACTGCAGAATTTCCCGAGGAGCAAGGTTGCTGTTTGGCGGCCAACCTAATTCAGACATAGGCCGGCTCTTGATGAAATGTTGAGAACAATCGCACGGTAGCACCCAGTATGCCAAAGCCCCGGCAAGGCTCTTCTCTGCCCCGGAAATGGTCCCTCGTATACGCAAGGCGTAGTGGTAAAATACGGGGGAAATGAGAGGCGATGGGAAAGGTAGGGTGAGGTCGTGTTCGCCCGGATACGCCCACCTGCACACCCCGGCAAATATAGAAAAGGTATGGGTTTACGGGTTTTTCCCTTCTGGACTGATTTGTGTGCCACTAAAGTGGGACCTATGTGGGGGAAGCTGACCTTCACTCCCTCCTTACCAGAGGCAAGTGGGGATATGACCTTTATGTAAAAAATATCATCCATATTTGTAAAAATCAGAAAAATTCATAGTCCGTGAATTATTATGCCCTTCGCCCTGGCCTCTTTCATTAAGGCGATGTATTTCGCCCGGAACTCCAGGTCGGAAAAGGGGTTCCCTTCTTCAATTGAGAGGCGCTCCGGCATCTTGATCACCAGTCCGGCGTCCTGCAACAATTTCATCAGTTTCTCATGGATGGTGATGGCGTTCCGCATATGCCCGATCTTCACTTGGGGATTCTTGGCCAGGTGGTAGGCGCGCAGTTCCTTGCGCCGGGACTCTTCCAAGAAGCGGATCTCCCGGCCCAAGGTTGCAGCCTGGTCGACACCTTCGGCCAGGGCTCGATCCAGTTCTTTTCCCTTCTCCAGGTCGTAATAAACCGTGCGCTCCGAGATGCCGAAATGTGCCATAATCTCAGCAACTTTCCAGCCGCTATCAAAGAGATTCTGAATCTCCCGGATGCGCTTTTGACGCGGTCTGGAAATCGGCGGCAGCACCTTCTGGGGAACGGGGTTTTCTGCAGGTCCCATATTCAATCTCTTATCCAGCCGCAAAAGAAATAGCGCAGGGCGTCAACCGCATGGTGCTCGCCCTGGCCCGGCTCATGCTTGAGATACATGGTCAATTCGCGGATCAGGTTCTTGCAACGGTGGTGAATCAGAATGCCCGGCCTGCCGTCCGGCCGCACCTTCATCCATCGCCTTACCAGTTCCTGGCCCACCTCCACCGGCAACCGGGGTCCCCTGAAATCCACCCCAAAAACCTCCGAGAGGAGAACCAGGCGCTCGGGATTGGACGGGTCGCCCCAGGCTCCGGTAAGTGGTTTATAGGCGGCCTCCTGATGCAGGGCCAACATCGCCTTGCCGTTCTCCGGAGTAGTGCGGTAACGCTGGTAATACTCTCTCAGCACCAGGACTCGCTCGTTTCTCTCGATGGGCTGAACCCAGAGACCGGCGAAGGGGTTGGTGTAGCCAGGGTCCACGGAGAGGTACAGGTCCAGGGCCGGGCTGTAATCCAGGCTCATTTCTTCACGTCTCCCGGTTTAAGCCCGAACTGCGCCATGAGGCTGCCGGCCGCCTCTTTCTTCAAGACGCTGTCGGCCAGGTGGTTCAAGGTGCCGTCCGGCAGGATGACGTCGTTACCCCTCAACACCTTCCAACCCTCCATGACCTGAAGAATGTCTACCTGGGCCAATTCCGCCCACCCCTGGAAATCAACCTTGGTGTTCTGCCAGAGGGTTTCCAGGTCCACCTCCTGGCCGGGGGGCGGGGGCTCAGGGACCTGCCGCTTCACCATGGGCCAGGCTGCGGCCAGGCTCAGGAGAATGGGGTCACGGGCCATGAGGGCCACGCCTTGAAAGTTCTCGGCGGCCCGGTAGACCAGGAGGGCTTCAGACCAGGTCATTGGTGACCCCCGGAACAGCACTTCTCTTCCTTGCAGCCTCCTCCGCCAGGAAAGCCAACGGTATCTTCTTTTGACTGCCACGGTTATAAATGGAATCAAGCATTTCAATGTAGGCTTGCTTTGAGGGTTGTTTTTTCATGTGTTCCACATAATGACTTATTTTCTTTTTTAAGGTGGCAGGGGAAAAACCTTCGGACCAGGCAATCTTAGAAAGCGCCTCAATAAATAGTTTGGCGCAAGCATGGGGGAAGCCGCTTCTTTTGCAGCAAATTACAATTTCACCCACTATCGTTGCATGGTTAGGGTCTCCCAAGCGATAGGTACCGTCCTTGAATTGCTTGTGCCAATTACTCGACCCGGCACTCTCACCAGCAAGCATGGAAACACAAGCACCAAGATTAATCCCGGTTTCCTGGTGGTATTGAAGCACCCGGTCATAAGCAACTTTCCCCAGGCGTACATAAGAAATAAGATAATCTCTTAGCTTCCATGGGGTGGTAGACCTTTCCAATTCATGAATAGTAGCTTCATCCCGGCACTCGACATATTTTACGGCGATCCTCAATCTTTGCGCCACAATGAAGCGGTGATGGCCTGCCTTTATTTGTAATTTGCCTGTCTTATGGTTTCTT